CAGCCCCTCTTCTACAACCACCCCCACCACCACCAGCGACTACCAAGTAATCCACCGAGGTTGCACCTGTAGGTGCAGTCCAAGTGGTTGTTCCACGGAATACATAAACAGGTAAGGAAGGTAAACGGTATTTGATGATGACGATACCGGAGCCGCCTGCGCCTGCTGATTGGCCAGGGGCATGAACACCGATCCCACCACCACCGCCGCCTGTAGCCGCAGTGCCTGATGTTCCTGTACCACCTGTACCACCAGCACCGCCACCGCCAGAGCCACCAGAACCGGCTGTTGGGCCTGTATAAGCACCCCCGCCGCCACCGCCTGCATAGGTTACCGATGAGCCAGTAATCGTAGATGCTTGTCCAGCACCTCCGTTACCACCAGAACCAGGAACAGTTCCATTACTGCCAGCGGCACTAGCCCCACCACCGCCACCAGCATTAAAAGAAGCACCTGTCCCACCATCAAAACCTTGATAAGCAACTGCCGGAGCACCGTTACCTCCTGCCGAAGGTTGGCTTGGTGTGTTTCCGCTGCCTTTAGTGCCTGCTACTCTTGCACCACCACCTGAACCACCGTTACCACCGCTATCTTGAGCAGATGGATTACCACCACCTTTACCGCCACCAGCAGAAACAATACCAGGAGAAGCAAAAGGAGATGGGCTTGAACCACCGACTATAGAAGAGCCGCCGCCCTGAGTTGCTGCGGTTGTATTGGCAACCGCACCCGTTCCGCCTGAACCAACAGTAATGGTATAGGTTGTCCCGGCGACTACCGAGGCGCCTGTCCCGGTACGAAAGCCACCTCCGCCACCACCGCCGCCTGAATTATCTCCACCACCACCACCGCCTCCGGCGACAACCAAATACTCAACGGATGCAACACCAGCAGGACAAGTCCAATCCGTAGTTTGCGTAAATATCTCTACAACATAATTACTTCCAGGCCAGTTCTGACCCAAGATCGCAGCCACTATGGGGTTTAATCCCCAGATACCCGTGGCGTTAGTTGCTGAAGGAAATTGAGCCATGATCTATGCCTCAAGAAATCGTCGTGTAAGAACAGGTGTAAGTCAGTTTAGATGCCGTGGCGCTTGTAGCCCACAACGTAGAAGCCTCACCCGATACGCTTGTGTCTAGCAAATACAGCGATGTCCCCGTGGTCAGCACTTCAACCGTTCCGCCAGCAGGCACCGTCAGCAAATAACACAAGGATCTATAGGTAGACCCATCGGCAAGCCTTAGCTCCACCGTGGTGTTATACGCCGTTGTTCCATCAATATTAGCTACCAAGATGGAGTTGATCTTATGCGTTGCCCCTGTCGCAGGTGCCGTCACCAAAGCATTTCGTGAGGTATCTGAAGGAGTTATAGACACCGTATGCGGTACGATGCTCGTTACAGAAACTATATTCGGCGCACCCATATTAACCTCCGAAAACTAAAGCCATAGCTATAGCAAAACCTGTTGTAGAAAGAGTTCCAGTTGCATTAGGCAGAGTCAATGTCTGTGATGCCGTAAGCGTGGTTGGAGTTAGCGTCACCGCATAGCTTGATGTACCACCCGCACGTCCTGCAAGCACCACGGCATCCTGCGTTGAAGCAGCCTCTGAACGAATCGCACTGGCCGCACGGAATGTCTGCGCTGCGGTAAATGTCTGTGCCGTTCCTAATACAGCTAAAGTTCCTGTGGTCGGCAATGTGACGTTGGTTGCACCAGTAGATGTCAGCGTAATGCTGTTTGCACCGGAAGTAATGAGCGACGAACCATTGGCAACCGTCAGCGTACCCGTGCTTGTTGAGACTGTTAAGCCGTTGTACTTACCCGCCGTGATGTCACCTGTTGTATCGGCAATCGTTGCAGCCGAGTTCTGAATCAGCTTACCCGTGGTGCCATCAAACCTAACGACTGCATTATCCGTTGAAGACGCAGGGCCGGTTACATCTCCACTACCACCACCGCCCGAAGCAGCAATCGTAATGCCACCCGAACTATTGGTAACCGTGATCCCCGAACCTGCGGTCAGTGTGGCAATCGAGAAACCCGATCCGTTACCAATCAGCAGTTGACCGTTCGTGGGCGTTGCCGTGTTACCCGTACCACCGTTACCAATCGGAAGCGTACCCGTGACTTGGGATGCTAAGTTGATATTACTGATGGTGTTATTAGCACCGTTAATCGTCTTATTGGTCAGGGTTTCTGCACCTGCCAACGTCGCCAAAGTTCCTGTCGTGGGTAGTGTGACTGAAGTATTGCCGTTTAAGGTCAGCCCAAGACTGTAGTTACCCGTGAAGGTAAGCGTATTCAGCGCGTTGTTCGCAACCCCTGTACCACCATTAGCAGGGCTTAACGTCCCCGCAACCGTCACCGCACCTGATGTTGCCGTGCTTGGTGTTAGCCCCGTGGTTCCAAACGAAATCGTACCTACCGTACCTGCGGTTGTTGCAAGTGTTCCCGATGTGGGAAGCGTGACGTTCGTTGCGCCTGTTGACGTTAACGTGATGCTGTTAGCACCGGATGTAGCTAGGGTTGAACCATTAGCCAGCGTTAACGTACCCGTGGTCGTTGAAACCGTTAAGCCATTAATACTTGTTGCTGTTGCTGCACCAAGCACAGGGGTTGTCAGTGTCGGTGATGTAGCCCGAACCACGCTCCCCGTACCCGTATTGGCGGTCCAAGTTGGCGCAGATCCTGTAGAGGTCAGGACATAATTAGACGTACCGATGGACAAGAAGCTCGTAGCCCCTGAACCCGTCTGATAAGGCACCGATCCGGCTGCACCACCCGCAAGGTTAGTCGCCGTACCAATCGTCACCCCTGAAGCCGCAGTCCACTGAGGTGCTGAACCCGATGAAGTCAGGATGGTTGTACTTGCGCCTATGGCTAGCTTCGTAAACGCAGTTCCTGTTGCGTAGTAAACAAGATCACCAGCCGTATAACTTGTTTGCCCCGTACCGCCTTGATCCGTGGCTAGCGTACCTGTAGAGGTAAGTGCTTTAGATCCATCCGTAAAGACTGCTTTACTTGCCGTGGCCGAAGATAAGATCGGTGCCGAACTAAATGTCTGTATGCCCGTAAATGTCTGAGCCGCATCCGTCCGTGCAATCGTTGCACTGGTCCCCGGAAAGGTCATCGTGGTGCTATCAGTACCTGCTAGCGTCAGGCTATTACTAGCCGTAAGTGTCTTGCCATCAGCAATCGTCAGTGTTGCACTAGATGCTGGAGCAGTGATCGTGACTTTGTTGTAAGCCCCGCCAGTAATATCACCCGTGGTATCAGCAATCGTAACGGCTGAGTTTTGAATGATCTTGCCGGTCGTACCATCAAACCGAGCAACTGCGTTATCAGTAGAAGACGCAGGCCCGTCTACATCACCCGAAGCAATCTCTTTGAAATCACCGGCATTCGTGTCCCAGGCTACCCAAGTCTGTTTACCCGGAGCAACCGAAATACCTGTCGTAGGCCCAGTGCTTCCCCGGATCGTGACATTGAACCCACCAGAGGTGTTGTTCATCACAATATAGGCTTTACTGCTATTGGGTACGTTTATGTAGCGTAGTTGCGACCTGGAACCGGTACAGTTCAGGATCATGTACTGGGCTGATGTCGTCCCAATATTTGTTGCTGAACTTGTACCTTGCGTCAGGGTCAGCGTGACATCACCGTCAGTGCTTAATGTCTGTGTACCCGCAATTGCAATATCAAGGTATGAGGTAACGGCGTTGTTGACATCGTCGCCCCAAGTTCCAGACTCGGTACCCGTAACAGGCTGACCGAGGGCCAAAAGGGATGTGTAATTGACTGTCATGTCGTTATCTCAGTCCAATTAGCGGTTTGAGAAGTATTGATCTGCTCCCAGAACAATACAGCAGAGATGCTATCAGCACCAGATGCGTTTTCAAGTACAGATAGCTGCATTTCCACGTTGATTGAAACAAGGTCATTACCCGCCGCATTCTCAAGCACAGAACTAATAAAGCTTGCTGAACCTGAAATACTGTCTGCACCAGCAGATGTTTCAATAATCGTTCCACCAAAATCAGCAGCCCCTGCAATTGTATCTGCACCACTGGCTGCTTCAATAATATCGGTGGCAAAGTATGGGTTGCCTGCCATGAGGTCATTGCCCGATGCGGCTTCAAGAATAGATGCTGGATACTCAACCCCCGGCACAGCAACTGTGTCGTTTCCTGAAGCCAGTTCAAGAACAGAACGATCATAAGCTGACCTGCCCCAAGGCCCAAATCCCCATGCACCTGATCCCCAGCCGCCTTCACTCATGTTGCCGTGAGTCGGAACTCATAAGTGCAGCTAATGACATCCCCGGATACCACCGAACGATCTCCGGGTGATTGGAAGTCTGCGGCACTGAATAACGTACCCGTCGTTCCTAAGATCGTATTGTTACTTGTTAGGAAAGCGCCACCTACCGTTGCGGTTGCGTCAATATTAAACACAGCCTTATTAGACGTGTTCGTTACTACCGAAGGATTGGCGTTTGTTGATGCGGCAAAAGTTGCCGCTGGTCTGGTTGCATTACTGTAGCAATCAATCTCTGTCCAGCCAGAGTGGGAAGACATTGTATCCGAAGCAGCCGGTGTGTTACTTGCAGCAGCACCGTATAAGCCCACATACCATGTTGTGATCTGCGCTGCTGAGTTTGCCAGTGCTGTGCCAGCCATGTACTGAAGACCGACGTTAACCACCAAGTTATCACCCTCAGCAGTCCACTTGAGGTTGCCATCTTTGTCATGGCACTCTGCATAGTACCTACCGCAGGCCACAGCCGATTCACCCCACGATGTTTTAGCGGCTAACCCGCTAGAAACTTGATCACCCGCTTTTGCTTTTTCCATCATGCAATCCTTAAAATAGCTGAAGTGGTTGTAACGGAAGGGAAGGTGATGTTGATATTCTGGCCCAACGCCGTGAATTCTTCCCCAAAATCCAACACACAAACAGCGCGATTTGCCTTTGTGCTGTTGTAAATCAAACCGCCCCGGCAAGTCAGCGTGACACCTGTGAATGTAGCAGGGGAGACAAAACTGAACAATGCCTTTCCTGAAGAAGTGCTTGGAGGCACGTTAACAAGCGTTAATCCACCTGCCGTGTAGCCCGTTCCAACCACCTCACCTGATGTCGTATAAACCGTCGTGTTGGCATCAAGCGTAGCGCTACCATAATAAAGCGCCAATTTGAACGTATCGCCGCCCACGGCATCAAAGTTATGGATAGCCTGACCCAATTCTTTTTTGAAACTGGTACAGGGAGTTTGTGTGATAGCCATTTATTGCACCGGATAACGAACTTGGCCAGAACGATAAGCATCCTGACGCTCTTTACCATCACCCAATTGTTTCAGCAACGCCAAGGCTTCCTGGTATTTAGCCTCAACATTGGCAACAAGGTCCTGTTCCCCCTTAATAAATAGGTACGCCTCGCGAAGCGCACCGTAAAGAAGAACATTGTCAAAGTTATCGCCCAGCCATGAAGTGCTTGTACTAACGATTGACGCTGGTTTGTAGAAGTAGTGAAGCTCAACACCATAAGCAGCATCGGGCGTGGGACCAATGATGAAGGTCAATTCATTGGGAAAAGTCGGGTAGTCCGGGCCAAAAATAGCATAGTACTTAGGTTGTCCCGTGCTTGTTGGGTTAGGGTAAACCTGCCGCATAAAGTTAACGTCTTTATTGAGCAGGTAGACATAGTCACCGTTAGCTTTGATGATGGCAAGACTATAAACCGCTAAAAAATCAGACGGGCATTGTAAATATTTATTGCTTAAAGAAGTAGATCCCGTAACATTTTTTCGAAGCGATGGGATCTGAACCGTATTGTAAATGCGGTGCTCAGCTTGTTTGATAAACGTGTTGACACTATCCGTGTCAAACGTCGTTTCCATATAATCTTGAATCTGAGTTACAAGTTCCGCGTAGTTCATGTCACGCTCACCGTCACGTTGCCTAGTTCAACAACAGGCAAAATAGCTTGAGCCACCGGCTCTGGTTGCATGCCCACGGAATTAAAAAGGGAACTTCCTGGAGCACCAACAAAGATTGTAACAGGCTCAATACGATCAGGTCTTGGCTCATAAACCGCAATCGCATCGCCTGCGTAGCGCAAAGGCTCTAGCTGAGGATGCTTTGGTTCATAGCATTCCTGGCAAACTTTAAAGCCTGTCCATTCTTTTTTCAGGCTATTAAGTGGGTACTGAAAACCACACTGATCACAAACTGCCTGGGAAAACTTACCTGAAGCATAGCCGCCCACGGCTAGCTCCCAAACTCAAGATTAGGTGTTAGGAAAACACTTGCAATATCGCGATCTTCCATCGCAGCACGAGCAAACTCTTCTTCGTAAAAACCCTTGAGCAACTGCACACGATCCGGTGCTTTTTTCAAAGCAATATAGTAAGCAAGTCCTGCAACCAGTGCCGGAAGGAAACGAAAAACAACGTCTGCCGTGTTGGTCAAAGCGCCGACATCTTGAATACGGCGGACTGTGTAGTAGCGGAACGTATAAGCCTGAGCGCCGTCAGGGTTAGGATAGACAAAAAGCTGTGCAGGATTTGTGCGTTGCACGTAGTACTGTGCTGGTCTGGCTTGCACCAATTTATTGGGCATGTGCAGGTATTCGTTTTGGCTAATCCGATCCAGCGTAATATCCTGCTGCAAACTTCCTGAACCAGTACGTAGCACTGCAGAAAGCACATTGACTGTGTCGTCTGGAAGACTATATTGGGGTGTATTTTGAACAAGCGCGAGGGATCGTTGTTCAATTGTCCAAAGATTCAAGCCGCGATTAGCCCAATCCGCAAACATCAAATTCATTGATCGCGCTGCGGTTCGCATGTCATAACCGGTTCGCGATTCCAAACCACAACGCTCGAAAGCCTCTTCGATGATGTCATCAAACTCTAGGTTGAACGTGGCGGTCCCTGAGGTAGGCATTTATCGCATCCTTGAACGACGCAAACGCGAAACACCAGAACTTGCCTTAGCTGCACCACCTGCCTGCATTTTGGTAGGAACCTTAACTTCTCTGATCATTTTGCCAATATCAGGATCACGGCGTTCAGGCATAACAGCATCACCTACCCGATTGACAGATCCACCATTACTTAAACGGCCCATTTTTTTATCTTCACGGACCATTTTCTTGCCTACTGAAGTAGGTACACCTACTTTTTTCGCGAACTTGGGACTGTTAGCGATAGCAAGCATAAATTTTTGTTGCTTTTTACTCGTCGTTGGCACGGCGTCTCTCCATTAAACGATCAAGTTTCATGTCCAAGCGTTCTAAACGATCAAGGACACGGTTAATGTCGGTATGAACCTCGGATTTAGTGACATACTCCTTGGCCACTTCTTCGCGGGTCTGATTAACAAGCTTGTTAAGCCGTTTAAGCTCAGCAGACATTTCTTTCAAAAACCACCCGATTGCCCCAACCGCTACGGTTGTCAGCGTATTCCAAAGCCAGGGTTCCATAATCTAGCATTTCCATCGACGGCGCGCCTGTCTTAGGCGGCTATTTGGATCTTTTGCAGCTTCCGGAAACATTTTCATCTGACCAGCAGATCGCGCACAAAACGATTTACGTCTTTTAGCTCGTTCGCCTGACGGATTATCTTCGGTAACTGCTGTTTGGAGTTTGCTTCCTGGATTAGCGCGGCGATAAGCTTTGACCCCCTTTTCGGTCATCCCAGCTCCGGCCTTGGTGGGCCGGAAATTGCCTGACTTTACCGATGTTTTGATCGGCTTTTCACCGCGCGCCATGGCATTAGCAAATGTAGGTTTTCTTGGACCGTGCTGCACCATTGCCACGTGAGGTGACGGTTACCATGCCACCCTTCTTGTAGCCTTTGCCCATCATGCCGCCGCCCATTTTACGAACAGGCATGGAATCCATGTTCATCATGTCATCACCCATCATGCCTTCTTTGGATGATTTAGCGAATTTCATGCCTTTGTCCATATTCATGCCGGATTTTTTACGGCGCATATTCATCTTCATCATGGCTCAGTTCCTTTAAGCGTAGAAGGCTGTGATTGCTGTTACGTTGGTCAACGTTGCATACGAGCTGGTAGTGCAAAGTAGACCATCTTCAGGTAAGTGGATGTAGACAGTGGTTCCGTTAGCAACAGTGTCAATAGTTGCTACGGTTGTGCCAGAAGAGCCACCATCTTTGATTACAACGGATCCCGCAGATCCCCCGGGGACAATATAAAGACCCTTGACGCGACTGCGACCACCAAAAATGTCACCGCTGGCAGCAAGCCGCGTACTTTTTACGTCACTTGTAAATGCCATGACGGCCCCCTAGTTAGAGAAGGTCGCGTGCTTGCAAGTAAAGAACGGTAACCGTTGCAGCGCCTGCAGCCCCGTTACCATTTTGTGCGGTAAAGTCAACAAGAACCTGTATATCCGTTGTGCCTACATCCGTTGCCTCTGTGTCCAGCGTACCGCGCGTTGTTCCAGCACTCTTGACGCTAGTGCTTGGGATAAACGCATCAGCATCTGCTGAAGTGCCAACAACCACAGTAGCAGTGCCTGTGTCATCATTTGCTGTTGTGACATTAAGAATCACATCAACAATCTGAGAACCTGCAGGGATTGTTGCCACAACTTGGTTATTTGAAGTAGCGCCAATGATGTCGATAACGGCCGACTGACCCATGACTGCAAAGCCAACGTTTGCAACGTTAGTTCCTACAGTAGTGCCAGTGGTATTGAAAATCGGGCCAGCTTTAACTGGGCCGGAAAACGTGGTTTGAGCCATGATGTCCTCACATGCGAGTTAAGAGCGTCCGTCTGCATGTCGTCTGCTCGGCCAGTCTGACGCTCCGATATTTCCGAGAATATTAGTGTTGTATCAGTTTGCGACCAGGGTGTCAATTAAAAACAAAACCCCCGCTTTTGGCGGGGGTCCTGGCTGGAAGAAGGCCTAGTTAAGCGCCTTCGCTTCCATAGATGCCTCTTGGATCAGACCATCCAAACGAATAACGCTCTCTTGCGCGATAGCGAACGTTCCCCGTATCGAAGTCGCCTTCGAAAGCGGTTTTGATCGGCGAGCGCTGGAACATCTTCAAACCGTTAGGAGCATCGGTCAAAAGGAACCATGCATCCACGTCGGTTAGGAAGTGGTTAACGGTATAACCCTGTGGAACCATGCCCATTGAACGCACCGCGTTAACGTCATTGTCCGCTGTTCCAGGACGGAGCGTGGTCTTCATCAGACGCTCGGCCGTGAACTGAAGCTCTTTGGGTACAACCATCTTGGTTACCTGAATTGCAACCTTCAAACCACGTTCATCGGTGAACCCAGCCACATCGATGATGCCTTGTTCCAACGAGGTTTCGTTGAGATCTGAGGCAACAACAGGTGTGTTACTGAAGTTGGGGCCGAGTGCTGTGGGGTGTGCGCTGTTACACAAGGACACACCGTCACCGCCGTTATAAGAACCGGTGGTGTTGAAGGCGTTATTCAGGATGCCAGCACCCTTCACCTGCTTGGTATTTGCCATGGAACGAGCAAGTGCCTTGGTGTAGCGAACCGAAAGACGGTCATAGAGGTTGTCCTCAATGGCTTCTTCGGTAAGCGCAAAGGCCAGAGCAATCGTCTCATGGGTATAACGAGCGGTGAAAGATTCCTGCGCGCTGTCGTAGTTAACGCCAGCACCTTCCTGCTTGACAGGAGCGGAACCAAAGCCGGTCAACATGACCTCTTCTTCAAACGCACGATCCGAATTTTCGATAGAGAAAATCGCTTCATGTTCGTTTTCGTAACGGTCATACTCCATGCCAAACAGCGCATTGAGTCCCGGCTCCAGTTCCTTGACTAGTTGAGCACGTGTAATTGCCATGATTAAACTCCCGCAGTGCCAGTGCCACCTTTGTAGAGGTGGTTGTTAACGGCAACGATGAGATCTGCATTAGCAGAAGTCACATCATCATTTCCATCTGCTGCGTAAACGCCAACCACCTTAAAGGTGTAAGTAGCGTTACCCGTTGCAGGTGTGCCAACTTGTTGACCCGATACACCATAGGTCGTGCTTCCAGAGACGCTGGTATCAACCTGAGCATTGCGGCCGATACAGGTAGCACCGGCGGTGCCCACGCACTGAACAACAAAGAGCTGGTTGGGGTTATCCGCAACCATTGCAACGATATCGCTTGCGTTGGTCTGGGAATACTGATTGCTCCAAATGGGTTTGCCTGTCGTGGGGTCCGTATAGGAACATCCCATAAACACGCCAACAATTGCACCTGAAGTTGTACCTGCAGCCAAATAGCCACCAGACAACGTCACCACATCACCTTGAAAAATAGATGTGGCGTAGTTGGCTGAAATGGGATACGACGTCAAACCTTGGGTATCGTACCCCGCGCCATTTGCACCGACAGGGCGAAAACCAAAAGCCTTATTGGTATTTGCCATGATTCAGTCCTTAAAAAGTTAGATAAACCGAGTTAGCCTCGGCTTCCGAAAGTCGTGCGGGAACTCCGTTCCGGAGTCTGAATCCGCATGGATGAGTGAGCATTTTCACGCAACATCTCATTGTCTACGGCGTGCATTTGATCCCGGGCCTTCTTGTGGTAGTACGTGTTGCGCTCTTCAACAGTCTCCAAGGGCACTTTTGCTAGCAATAAACCACCAACAGCAATAACCCCAGCATGCTTACCATCTTCCATAACAGGAAGACTATTTTGGTGTTCGGGCGGAAGATCTTCGTTACGAACAAGTTCATAACCCTCCCGCAAACGACCATAAACATGCTGCTTGTCTTCAAAACCATTTACTTCTGCGCGAATCCACCGGTACTTATACCCTTCAGGGGCAGGAGGTGCATCAAGACGTGAAGGCGGTGTCCAAGGCTTGCGACGAGCTTCTTTCTCACGAGTTTTGCGAGGGGCTCTATCGATAGTTAATTGTTCGCTCATGTTTATTCCTTCACATATTTGGCGTATTCCTCAAGAGGAACACCCAATTTCTTTGCCATAGCAACCTGACTTGGTGACAGCTTGACAGAACGGCGCGCACTATTAACCCCGGAACTTCGGGAGGCAGGAGCTACAGCAGGCGCGGGTCGCTGTACCCTGGGTTGAGGTGCAGTCTCCTGTTGAAATTGCTTGGGAAATTGTTCCCGCAGGCGACTATCTAATTCAGTATAGTATTCGTCAGATTCAGGGTCAATGCCTTCTTCTTCCACCAAACCCTGATGAATACCCCAAGCAGCATACGTCATCACACGATTCTTGCCAAACCAATCGTTGTCCTTGGCCCACTGCTCAGCCCGTTGACTTGGGGGTTTTTTCACAGGTTGCTGTTGAACCTGAGGATTTGCTTGCGGCTGTGGTTGATACTGCGGAACCTGTTGAGGTTGCTGCATGTGATGCTGCTGCGACTGAAGCCATTGGGAAACTTGGCGTTGTTCAACCTGCAAATCGGTTAAACGTTGGTTGGCCTCCATCTCCGTATCAACATCGCCCTCTTCACGAGCCTTTCTAATAATTGCTTTTAGCTGCAATTGCTGGGTATCAAGGCGCTGCTTAGCTTCACTAAGTCGGCTGTAGTCCGTATGGACTAAGCGTGTCTCAAGGTCATATGTTTTTGACTGAAGGCCCTTGGCATATTCAAGCGCTGCCTGTTCGCGACGCTCAGCTTCGCGCATGCGCGCAGTCAGCTTTGCAATTCGCTTTTGGACGCTATCGCTAACCGCATCAAGTTCGGATCGGTGTTGTTCAGAGGAATCGGGGGCGGTATTGGCTTGGGCCGTTTGCTCCGGTTTCTCTTCAGGAGCTTGAAGAGCAATTTCCGTTTCCTGCTCATTCTCACCTAAATCAAATTCAAGTTGTTCGTTGGGATTATTAAGTGCCATCATGAACCTCACATGTGCAAAATATCAGCGGGATCATTGATAGTGGCCAAGATCTCATCATCATTAAGAATGCGAATCTCACCACCATCAATATTCATGCGCGCACCGGCATAACGACCAAAAATAATCCAATCGCCTTTCTTGCACCACGCGCCATCTGGGAACTTCTCGCGATCACCGTAAGCCAGAGGGCCTACCTCCAACACATAGCCGCAAGTTGTTGTTAGTTGATTGCGTTCAACGGTTTGATCCGCCAAAGCAATGCCGCCTTTGCTCTTTTTTGCACCGCGATAAGGGAGAATCACGATCCGCCAGCCTGTTGGCTTCGGAATTCGACTTAATACGGATTCTTGAAGGTCATCGACTTTTAAATCACCGTCGTCGGTATAGGCATCTGTCAAAGTCGGAACTTTTTGCTCCGCTTCCTTTGCCCATTTTTGCTCTAAAGCAGTCACAGTCATGTTGGTGTCCTTAGTCATCAGGGTTTTGCTTCAAAAGCTTGTGGATTTCAGCTTCCACAAACGAAATACCCTCGATGCGGCCCATCAAATGCTTGTACTGCTCCATCGATACGACACGATTGGCTAAAACCATCGTTTCGGCGTCGGCTCTTAGCTGACGAATACGCTTTAGTAGCGTTTCTGTGAACTCAAGCATGGATTGCTCCAATGAAGCAGACGGTTTGTGCCACCCTCTGAAGGCATTTGCTGCGATTATGCACTAATTTACGTTATCTTTACCTTTTTGAAGGCATCTTTACGATAAATCATCGTAGGTTTAGGTGCTGGAGGAGGGACAATACCCTCCTTTCTCGCTTCTCTAAGGTTTTTTTTCACAACTTTTTGTTGACTATTGCCTTTGCCTCGCATTTTGAGCCCTCATTTGGTTAGATTGCGCCATTTGCATAACACGTGCTTGGCTTGCCTGCTGTTGTTGCGCTAACCGAGCTTGATCAATAGCCACATCATTCTGTTCGCGCTGCTGATCAAAGGCTAAACGCTGTTGATCCACGCCAATTTTGGCTTGTTCAACCTGTCCACGTTGTTGAATCTCGGCTTTTTTCAACTCAATCAAGGGATCGGGCTGCTGTTGGCCTTCACCAGATAACTGTGCCTGCAGTTGTTTCACTTCTTGGAAGAATTGCGCTACTTTTAAAGCAATCATGGCTTCTTTTTGCAGCGGCGAAACCAAGTGATCAGGATCTGTGCCGTATTGTTGGAACAATTCGGCTTCTGTTGCCTCTTCAGCTTTCACTTTAATGTGCTCAAAAATGTGTTTTTGCAACAAAACAGCCGCCTGCGGCATTGCTGCCATCATGGGAGATAAGCCAAAAAGCAGATGAGACAGGATGTGCGCATCGTGCTGCTGACCGGCAAATGCTTTTAAGCCAAAACCGTCCAATGCTTGCGCGTTTTCACTGGCTGGATCTTTGGGTTGATCCACATTCTGGCTGTTAAGAAGCGCATCAACATCGCGAACGCCCAGCGCTTCATACATCCGACGGTAAGCTTCATACATATTGTGCATCTGCGGCGCACTTTGAGCGAGCTGCAACTCGGTTTGTGCCATCGTAATACGTTGCGCCACCGAGAAAATATTCGGATCAGACACAGGAAGGATGTCTACCCGCTTATCAAAATCCCTGCGCTTGATCTTGCGTGACTCCCCGGGCACATCGTAAGGGTACTCATCCGGTAAATACTCAGCAAAACCTTCTGCTAAAAGCTGGAATTCAAGACGCTGCGCGTAGTGCAGGCGTTTGTGGATAGCCGACATCACACTTGAACCCTTCTCGAGCAGTGCAATCGTCGTTCCAACCGCCGCATTTTGATTACTGTCGCCTACCTGCAAGTCTGTGATGCTCGCTAAACGACGCCCAGCATCCACACAAAAGCCTAAAAGCTGATACAGGGTCTGACTTGGCTCTTTGTAAGGCAAGGGCAAAAGAGATGCCTGCAGTTCTGCACCTCCCGCATCCATATCTCGCCATTCCCCCGGCTTGATCGGCACATCGTCATTTTCAATCCGAGCACCTTTGGCCTTAAATCCCGAAGGAAGATTATTAAGCGTGCCTGCGTCCGTCAGTTGACGCAGTGAGGAACCTGCCGTTTTGGCCAAACCACCAATTAAATGCAAGAAACCAAGGCCATAGGCTCCCGGTCCTTGGACGAGCATGTAATGCACCCAATACTCTTTGCGCAACTTGAGATCATCTTTCTCTTTCCAGTTGCGGCGAACACCTACTACTTTGGTAGAGTTTTCATCAACCGTGATGACATAAGGCAGGCGAATGCCTGTGGGATCGCCATCCTCGTTTTTGTCCTCAAACCCCGGAAGGTCGTAATCAACCATAAACTCCAACAACTGCATTTCCTTGTCCTCGCCCGAGGGAGAAATGCCCGTTATCTTGTCTTGCGCTTCAGAGATCTGGGTCGTGTCATTAACGACCTCCGCTTGAGCACTATCTAAATACCGACCGTGGTACACGGCCTTGCGATAATCGTTCTCGGACATGAAGATGCGGTGCGTGATTCGTCCGCACTTGCTCATGACCGGTGAACCGTTATAGGGTATATAAAGGTTATCTGGGAATACCGCAGGCGACACCATGCGCCCAAGATTTTCGTCGTAGTAAACCTTCTTGAATACCGATCCGCCGTAGCCTATGTAAAACAGCATCTGATCAAACTCAGGTGCATATTCAGGCATCTCATTCATGAGTTGGTAATTCATGAAATCCTTGACCCGCTGCGCCTGCATGACCTTTTCACGCGTTTCTTTACCCAAAACCTGCGTGCGGACAGGACCTTCGGCAGGCAGAAGTTCTTTCAACGCCTGCGCCTGAAACTGCACAATAGCCTCGGTCAACAAAGGATGCTGCACGCCACACGCGCCACGGAAAGGTTGTGTGCGATCTTCGATCTTAAAACCAAGAAGATCCATGCCTTTGGCGTACTGTTGTTCCCAATCGCCCCGGGAACTTTTATCAGCGTCAAACAAAGCCATGAGATCACTTGATATACGTGCCAGCACATCAGGCGGCAATACCTCTGCGAGGTTAGCGTCAAACGGTACTTCGCTATCCTCTTCTTCATCAAGATTAACCGTTACGCCACCTTCCTCATCAAACTCAATGGTGATTTCCGGTAAATCTTCCTGCTCAATTTCAACTTCCACCTCCCCTGTGGGAAGGTCCTCGATCCGCGTTGCTTTTTCAATGGGCATGGTGTGTCCTTATTTGACGCGCAGATTAGCAGCAGGTAGTTGCCTCAACAAGGGTTTCGGCTTTGATATCTTTTCTGCGATAAACCGGTTAAGGGCTCCTGTCTCATAGGCCATAGGATCCATCGGTATATGAGGAGGCAGGTCCTTGGCATCCATTCGCGTTTGCCGTGGACCGGTCAACGCATCAAAAATAGCCATCATGCGCGTGTCGGGGAAAAGCTTGCGCATTTCCTTGTCTTGAGTCAAGAATTTACCGGTGCTTTGCTCCATGGCAGAAAGCGTGGAAAGCTGCTCTTCGAAAAGTCCCCGGTACTCACCCTGTCTGCGTAGCAATTCCTTAAGGCTTTCTTCCTTAAACTCTGCGCCAAAGACCGGTTCGCCAAAGAACTTCTCTAACTTATCTTTGTTCTTGACCATGTTTTGGATAAAAGACTCAATGGGCTTCCAATCTTTACCCAACAAATAATAAGCACGGTAGCTGTTGTCCTGCAGCATCGGTGTCTTATAGTTAGGCTGCGGCCTTCCAAGAATGTCCCCACCCCTGAAACTCATGGAATGCTCAAGCTCATGGAGCATGGTCCGTTCACGTTGGCCCGGGGGCAACGCTTGATTAATCGTAATCAGATCGGGCGCACTACTTGCGACATATCCCCAAAGATCAGAATCAAGCGGCATATCCTGCGTTTCTACCTTGGGATTCATAGCACGCATATAAGCAGCAAGCTGGCCTGCCGAGCGACTGCGCGTAACATCCGGGGGCAACGGTTCTTGTTTCTCCTTTTCAGGAGGTTTGCCCATGCGTTGTAGCAAATCTTCCAGTTCCTTGACCGAACTAACACCCAAGTCCCTGGCGCGCGTATCAGCATATGTTTCACGTGGAACATCAACAGGATCAAAGGTATCAACCATACCGCCATCGTTAAACTCTTCCGGTGGGCGTGGACGTTTTCCTTCCCCGTACATCCTTTCTACGGCTTTGTCAAAAGCATCCTTATCCACGAACCGCTGCCAGGGACCGAACTCTTCCTCATTCCAGCCAAAACGACGGACATCCTCCAAGAACTTTATTTTATTCGGGGACTGTGAATCGGTACGAGCAAGTTTTGCCTGTTCCAAGATCTTATTCGATACTTCCCAATCGCTTGAGCGGATGTAATCGCGCACTCGCGATAAAACTTCGTACTCGTTTTCCCTCTTCGTGCCTTTTGCTTTTACAGGAATTTCAGGATTATCATGCCTAAACATCATCTGTTCAATGATGGGTTTTGCACGAGAAGTATTAGCAAGCTGCTTTTCCGGATAAGAGGACAGGATCTGAACCAAGGGCTTTCCGTCACCACTCATCAAAACATGTAACTCACCTTCAAAACCGTATTTGGGTCCTGTGTAGCGATCAATGAATTCATCTGTTTTAGTACACCATCCCGCATCACAGCCCACCATCCGGATAAATTCGCGATTGTTTTTATTGTTTACCAGATCGTCAGCCCTTAACCAGCGACTGCCGTCATCGTAGTTTTTGTACAAAGGAACGCCATTGGCCACAGCGAGGGCCTTTTTACGTTCCTGCTCCTGCAGCCAGTTATCGTAAGCCTGAACTTTACGCACGGCCTGTTCCACGGAGGTCTTTTCAAGATCCTTTGGTGTCATGCGCAACGCATCGGGCATCACCGTATCGCTATTGATCATCTCTTCCAAGCGTCTGGAAAGATTTCCAAATCCAAGTGTCCGCTCAATATTCTTGTCCAATGCATAGATCGGCACATTCTCTGGAATCTTTTCAACCATTTTCTCAAATTCAGAATGGCGAAATGGTCTAAATATAGAACTCAATGTCTGGTGCCTTAAGATATCCTTATCGCCCGGCCTAATGCTGTAATCAACCAGCGTTTCCCAAGCTGCAGCCGGGGTTCCAGGCTCAAGTTGCGTTTTCTTTGCTTCAAAGCCACGCAGCCTTGAACCTATACGATTTAACTCCGCAACAGAACCATAAAGTGATTCCACATTGTTTAAATACATTGGATCGATTGGCGGCAAAATACCTTCTTCTTTAGCAAGCTTCAGTAACGGATCGCTCTCCGTTCCCATCTCATTTTGGATGTATTTACCTAACTTGTTGGTAATCCATTTGTCCATCTCAACGGCTGGCTCAAGATTCTTGGCATATTGCGCAACTCGTTGCTCCGATAACCCTGCTTCGCGCAAGCTATCCAATTCTTCAGCCACATCGGCTAGACGTAATTCAGGATCCTGACCCCTAAACCGACTCGGACGAGCAGGGTCCAATATCATCTGTATATGCCGAGCAGGCCAATTACCGCCCTTTGGTTTCATAACGCCTGCGGCACCCAGAGCACCCAACCCTGCCAACACATCGGGTACAGCACCGGCAAATTTTGCCGGTAGGGTGGCAGTGGGCATTAAACCCACACCAAGTGCCTGACCAATACGATAAGTTTCTGAAGGATTGGTCGGTGGACGGGGCGCGGCTCCTACAAAACCACCAATAAACTCCGCAGGATATTGAATCCCCGGAATAGGTGCCACCGTTTCCCGCTCCGAAGCACGGTCCACGGCCCGTTGATAACCAGGGGGTGTCTTAAACTGCTGTAAAAGCTGCGCGGCTCGCGGATCACCGCCTGTTTGCATGCGTACAGGCTCAACAGGAGCAGGGAAGGGGGATTGGTAGGACAAATCCAACGAAGCTAAAGCTGATGGGCGAGAAGGTTGAGCAAGATACTGCTCCGCTGCCGTCGGCTCGTTCTCATCCGTTTTTTCTTTTTCATCATCGGCTGCTAATAAACTAACAGCCAACGCCGCCTGATACGAAGCAGGTAACTCCGCCGACTGTACCAAAGGCTTAGCGGCTGGCAGTGGACGAGGCACGGACCGCGAAACACGTGTTACCGGTGGTGTCGTGGCCTCTTCAACAATAGGCGATGGCGTGGGGGTGGTAGCGGTGGCGACAACAGGAGCTGCTGCTACCATCGTTGCAGGAAACTTTGCATTTAAATTAGCCAGCACTTCGCCTGCTGTCTTTCCACGCAACTGCGGATTAGCACGCAATACCCTCGGTGCCACTAACGCCGATAGCGGCCGATCTTCCGGCGCATTGATCACCTTGATCGCCGTATCCGGGCCAAAAAAGTGCATGGCATACAACTCCGAGGGCCGTGGATCACGGCCCAAGGCTCGTTTGGCCCTCGTCGTATTATCAGCAAGTACAGTCACACCAACCCGTATATTCTCATCCGGATCCAACTGCTTATTCGGCGTTCCACCGTACCGCTTCCACGTATCATCAATCACCTGAAAGAGCCCTTTGGCAGAAGATGTCTTTGCCTTGGCCTTGGGATTTAATGAACTCTCAAGCTCAGCAATACGCACTGCCACATCAGGATCAACCTGCTGCGCGACTGCCGCTTCACGGATTTTGGTGACAAGATCTTGAGCCATGGCTGTCCATTGTACAAGGGTGGATCGGGGCGTCAATGCGCCTAATAATACTCAAGCTGCACGCCAAAGTATTCACTTTCCTCCTGGTCATCGTCCTCAAGGCTAATAAAATTACCCTGACGAAACCGCATCAAAGCCATCACCGCCGCATCGACCTGATCATCATGACTGCCGTTGGGAAAAGCAGCACACTCTTCCACCAAGTCCTGCGCCCAATCGTATACCTCGGGATACCACACCATGCCCGATTCAAGGACCGGGGCCACCGCGTTCGCCCTTGCAATCTTATCAGTCCCTGTTCGCCGACCCCCTGGCGAATACATCGTCACAGGAATCCCCATCTTCCTTAACTCATGCTGCAAGGGCGTTCCCGTGGCCTTGGCCTCAATCAAAACATTATCTGGACGCCAATGCATGTACTCCTCCTTGGCAATCCGCTTAAGTTCAGGAAAGTCCCAGCGACCTTTCCTTACACCTAGTAACATTAACTGAGGACCCGAATCCTGATCCTGCTGAAACACACCCCACGTACTGATCACCGAGAAGTCAGCCGTCTCTTTCTTACTATAAGCCGTATCGTAAGTCTGTATCAAATAAGAACAATGCGGGGGTTCCTCACCACGCCACACGCGCCACCAATCGCGCTTTAATATCGCTCCCTCATCGTTGGTCGGTTGCTGCTGCCACTGCGCGTTCCATTTTTTCAAGCCAATAGAAAACTTGACCTTTTCTAACTCATCAAGGCTCCAGTACTCGGGCCACAAGGGAGTATTGGATGGCAGAATGGCTGGGAACTCAAGCACCTCCCATTGATCGGCTTTTAGATTACTCTGCATTCTTAATAACCGACCGGCCACGTCATCGGTCTTCCAACGCGTGTTAATCAAGATAATTGAACCGTTCGGTTGCAATCGCTGACGAGGACCGGACTCGTACCACTCCCACGTGTTCTGCATCGCCGTGTCTGACAAAGCATCCTGCTCGTCCAGGATGTCGTCCAAAATAATAATGTCGCCACCGCGACCGGTCATCGCACCGCCTTTACCAATAAAAAAGGCTTCCCCTCCCTGGGCCGTGTTCCACCGGCCAGCAGCCTTGGAGTCTACCGACAACGTCGTATCAGGGAAGAGCTCACGGTACGAGTCGCCCTCTACAAGATTCCTAATCATCCGGCCAAAGCGCTGTGCAAGCTCTGCGGTGTGCGATCCAACGATAAGCTTTGCATCAGGCTTTTTGCCCATCACATAAGCAGGAAACAGATAGCTACCAAGCTGTGACTTACCGTGCCGTGGCGGCATCGCGATGATCAAGCGTTTGGTTTTGCCTTGAATAACCCGATCAAAAGCACTCGCTATACGGCGATGATGCTCGCCTATCAACATCTCAGGCCATACGTATTTAGCGAAGTCTATGAAAGTGGCAGTGGCCCTTTCTCGCGTCTCAAGGGCCAAGAGCCGCAGCTCAAGCCTCAGGCGTTCTGCTTCTACATCATGATCGTCGTTCAAAGGATGTCCAGAGGTTTTGAAAAATTTAAATATACCCCCGGGGTATGCCTTTTTCAAGAAGAAGGGGGTGTTTCACGTGGAACATGTTTTTAAGAAGTTTTCCTTGGGCTAAATCTGGGCTATAGGCGAGTTGATCGAGCTTGGGTGTTTTTATGGCCCCCCGGGGGGACCCCTGCGGGTTCCCCTAAAAGCACCCGGGGGGCCATGACGCTATAGACGCTATAGCGATCAGGGGTCGGGCGTCGGGATCGGTGGTCGTCCTGTTTTTTATATTGTTCTTGTTGCTATATTCTATAGCAACGGGCCAAGAAAAAACCGGGGCGCGCCCCGGTTCGTCAGCATCGGACCAGGGGCCTCGGCCCCTGGCGCGGATCAGGCCGCTTGCTTTTCTTTGCGATCCTGCGTGGCCAGGCGCTTAGCTTCTGCTTCGTCGTAAAGTTCCACTCGCTTCACGCGAACTGCGGCGCTTTCTTCCAAAGCATAAAAAGCGTTACGGTAATTTCCCTCTTCGTCGGTATAGCCAACGCTGTTGGCTGGCTGCATCATCAGCATCTGTGCCATGAGCGCGGTTAGCTCACGGTCGCTCATGCTCTCGGGCACGATGTACTCGTTGCCCCAACCAAGGCACAAAACACGGGTTTGATTCTTTGCTGCTTTTTTCATAACGCTATCCTTTCTGGGTTACTGTGCAGCGGCCGCTGCACAGTGCTAATTATACTGCTAAATTGCCCCGCCGATCAAGCTACCTGGGGGCGCTTGTCCTGCACGCCCCTCGGCTCATGCTCGACCTCGCCGTTATAAACTTCACGCGAAAACAACGTAAATACATAACCCAGGTTATCCAGCGTATTCCCGCACACGCTAAAATTAATCTTGCCTTTCTTGAGCAAGTGAGCGATCAAGGGAAAGCGCTTGCACACGAGCGCTTTCGCTGCTGCAGCGTGCATGCCCTCGGGGTTCAGTGCATGATCATAAGGCAACGTGACACGCCACGTCGTGTCACGGTCCAGGCGCACCACAGCCATGACACGCGAACCGCGCACACCCGTCGCGCCAAGAAATTTTGTGTGAATTGCTAAACTCATAACGCTATCCTTTCTAAATTACAGCACGGCGTGCTGTTCCTGCAATTATAGCGCAGTGCGCAACACTGCGCAAGAAAAAAAGGCCCTAAAATCAAGGGCCTAGAATCGCGCGCCACGGTCCGCGCGGACCGGAAAATGCACCCGGGACCGGGGGCCAAGCTCCCAGGGTGTACGGCCACCACCGGGAGCAAAGCCACAGCATTATAGTATAGCCGGTTCAGCCTCTGCAGGGTTCAGCCATTCTCCACTGGTCAACAGGTCCACAGCGCGCGCCTTTAGCCCCGCGCCCTGCCCGAACCACGCACTTTCGCAACGGGTATTATTCGACCGGCCGCGCTCGTGATCCACTAGTTCAGTCACAGCATTAAGCATCTGCCACCGGTTCAGCCCTCCGGATATATCCGAACCAATAGCCTTACCATTGAACAGGTCCCGGATACGCTTAAAGCCTTTCGTTTCGGTTATCTCGATTTTGCTCGTATGGTAAGGTTTTAACAGTTCAGCAATAAACCCGTCGGCGTCGCGTTCAGTCATTGGCACATGCGCAAGCTGCCGCGCATTAACCAAAAAGGATTCGAAAGCATCGGCGACTATGCCAAGCTGCAGCCTTACTTCGTCGGCGTCAAAGCGCTCGCTGTGCAGCACGCGAACCGCGCTCTTGAGATAGCCCGTATCGGTTTCGGCCTCGCCTTTAATAACGCGACCGGCAGAATAGCCGCCGACAGCCGCCGTTATCGTGTTATTGCATACCACGCGAATAGCCGTGAACTTTGCAACGGTGGCCATGGTTCCGTCGTATGACGTGCCAAATAGTAAATAAGGCTTCACAAAATCACGGTTTACCACGTGCACAGCCTCGCCTACTGAAGCCAGCGCCCACACCCTACGGCCTTCGGACAGTACCCCGGCCGTCTCGAGATTAAACCCGCCGATATCCGAAAGCTTGCGGAAAAAATCCATAACCTCCGCAGGCTGTACCACGCGATAACCGTCGGATACAACAGCCAACGGCGCGCCCGTGTCGGACCGATGCAAAACTTTGCGGTCCGGCCAGCGCTGAAGCTCGGTTACGGCGGGGGTTTCATACAGGACAGGGCTCTCAAGCACTGTATAGCCAAGCCCTGCTTCGCGTGTCCATTCTTCGATTGATGCCCCTGCAGTAAGCTTCGAACCTAAGCCATGCCACGGGGTTTGTCCGGTGTAAGCCATTGCAGCCCTGCCGGTGGTGGTGTCAATCATGTGAGCCATTGCACTATCCTTTCTGAATTGATCCGGTTGATTTAACCGTAATGCAATTGTACGGTTTTATTTCATCGCGTGCAAGTTATTTTTTACCGTCAAAAAAATCAATAAACCACCACGCGAACACAAATAACAGCAGGACTAAGAAAATCACATGGCCCTCCCGATATCCCCGGCCACATGATGACGCAACAGCGAACCCTCGGGCAAGCTTGCAGCAAAAGCACGCACTGCCACAGCATCATCCGCACGGCCTTGTTTTTTAGTGGCGCGCCATTGCATGGCAACGAAACCCGCTGCAGCATAACAGCCGCCCTCACGGTCCGAACCCACTAGCTCTTTATAAGTGCTATGCCCAACGAACACCACCACATAATCGCGATCGCCACGGGCACAAAGCGGCGAACCATTGCCGCAATCCCTGCAGGTGAAAGTCTCAGCAAGCTCAGCAGGGCAGCGCACAAAGCGCACGCCATCAATAGTTTTCGGCCACTGTTCAGCAGAAGCGGCCGGGGCAGCGTAAACCGTCGGATACCCATCGCGAACCGACGCCACAGCATCGGCCACAGCATCGGAGGAAACATTAATAACAGTCCGCCCTGCAGCGGGCTTAGGTAAGGCGTGACGAGCAAAGTGAGAGTAAGTCCAAGCTTTACCACCACGGGGCACAGCATCGGACAATGCTTCAAGATAATCGGTATCGACTAGGTTGGACGACTCGGCGCCCTTCGGGTTCAATGCGCAAGTTTTCGGGCATGTGCCGAAAATAGAATGTTCGCCTGAGCGATAAGTGACGGCAATTTTGCCGGTTTTTGAATTGCCTGATACGGCTACAGTTTTAAGCATGACTCTATCCTTTCTAGTGGGTTACAGCAGAGTTTACTCTACCATAGAATTGTCGCTAGTGGGAAGCGCTATCTTTCCCCACCACCTCGTCAAGGGTAAACCCTTGCGTGAATACATCCGCCTCAATTCCACATCAGCCTCGGCAGCGTAAAAACTGCGATATGGTTTATTGACGCAAGCTATCAAAAAAGCAGGATGAATAAACTCGGAAGACTCAAGCTTGGCGCGTACCTCAGCAAGCCGCACCTCAAGCTTTGAAATAGGAATCCGTTCGATCAAAGCAATCTCAAGATAAACATCAGCGAACTTCCGGGCATCCTTCAAAAGCTGAAACACTGCATGCGGCGAGGCAGGGCTAAGATTCGCAAAAACACGATAAACAGATCGCTCTTTTTTCATCTCTCTATCCTTTCTGGAAAAACTTAATTAACAACAGCAAAGCTATGCTATCACAAAAAATCTTATGATGCAAGCGCCTCGTAAAATTCACGCCAAACCATGCTTTTTAGTTCCCATTTTTTAAACGGTGGCAAGTCGATTCCAACACCATACAACTGCATCGCACTAATACTTTCGTATAGCAGCAAAGTATCGGGAAACGACTTTGTCGCAAGTTTCCACACCAAAATAAAGCCCGGACGGCCAAGCCGCCCATGGCGCATGTGAAAAGCGACCTGATGAGGGCGCAACTCAACCTTTCGGCCGGTTGCGACCTTCAACTCAAGCATCACAAAGCGACTTCCCACACCGATCAGCATGTCGGGAATGCCAAGATTCACGCGGTTTTCAATGCGCTCGATGTCGCACCATTCCCGCAGCCCCTGGCGTACCTTCTCGGAAAGCTTGGCCTCAGGCGTCATTCTTGGGCACATCCACGTCAAAAACGCTCAGATCCACATCCTCAAACGTCGGGTCATAAGGTGGATCGGCTCCCTTATCCGCACTGGCAAGGACCTTTCCTGTCTCAGCGTCGATCAAGGCCTTCGGTGGAGGGCCCCCATAGAGCTGTTTAAGCTCGTCCAGTTTGCGTTGGACCTCCTCCTTGGACATCGAATCAATCGTGCCATGGCGGATCTCTTTACGGTCGATGTAGATGGTTCCAAGAGCCTGCCCCCTGCGGTATTCCGCCTGCACAGCAGCAGCAAAGGCTCCTGCTTCAAGTGCTTTATCACGTATCGTCTGTAAGTCCCTCATGTGCCTTTCGTAGGTGGTGTTGTACTTCATTGCCAACTCAGCCCGATAGGCCTGGATCGCAGCCACGACATGTGGACAAGTCTTCGGATTGGTCAATCGCCTAGCTTCTGCCTGAGCACTGCCCTCAGAATAGCCTGCACGCAGCGCAGCTTCACGCAACGTGACTCTCCCATCGTTTGACACATACTCCTGCACAAAACGCCACTGCTGAGGCGTTAAGGCCTTCTTAGGGCCTTTTAAGGGCCCTACGTCCGTTGCCAAGCGCTGTTGGACCTTCGGCGGAATGATCGGGGGCGTTGACCAGATGTCTTTCGTACTCACGACACCCTCCATAAACGCCATCCAGAGCCATCAGAAGCCTTTCTGAGCGTAAAACGCCATTCAGGGCGGTGACTACCCGTAAAACGGATTGCAGCGACTCTGGCGCTGAATGCAGGGCCTTGCTGGGCAAAGAAAATGCTGTCGCCCACGCCCATGTCTTCAAAGGGATATTTTGAAGTCCTTTTGACGACCGGGAGGGGAATATCGGTATCGATTTGTAATCTCATGGTAGCCATCATGTAATCAATAATTCGCGGATCTTACGCAGGTGTACGTTTCTGGTCAACCAAGGACTCCAACCCCACCCAAAAACCAGCCCAAAAATCGCTACAAAACGTTGACCAAAAATAACCCCAAAAAATCGCTACAAAAAATCCACCAAACAAAGGGTCTTCAAAAACACATTACGCCATTACGTTAGGGG